CTCATAAACGCCGTGCTCGGCATAGTCTAAGGCCTCTCCACAGCGAGGGCAAAAGGCAAAGCCCTTGTCATAGCCCAAAATATCAGCGACCAGATAATTGCGAACGAGCGCACCGCACTTGCTGCAGTACCAAGCGGGGCTGATGTTGTGCCCCGCCTGAAATTTAATCGTGTTAGCCATTTGTTAGCCCTCACTTTCAATAATTTTACAGGCAGCCAAAGGCTTTCTATAAGTCGCGTTATTATAGCGAATAAATAATACCTCAGTAGGAGGCGCGCTTTCGCCGCGCTCATATAAAAGGCCCGTGTTATTGACTTTGCCTACACATACATTATTATTAAGGTTAAACTCGACCTTTTTGTTTGTGTATGTTTCAGCTAATGCGAGAAGCTGCTCTGCCGCGTCTTTATCATGACAGCAGCAAGCAATTTCTCGTCCGCGAGAATCAGTGCGACCCATATACCATTGGCCATTCTTTTCGAATACACGTCTTTTAACTTTCATATTTAGCCCTCCTGAGTTGTAAGCAGCCATTCGTCATAGCAGTCGAACGCAGTAAGCTTGTCCTCTTTTGAGGGCTCCGCGGATTCAAGAATCACCATCACATTGTCGCGTGGATTCTCAAATACGGGTAGGTCGTACTCTTTACAGATTGCCTCAATTTTTGCTCTTGCGTCACAAGCGATGTTTTCCATAAAAATTTTCCTCCAAACAGTTTACAAATTGATTTTCTTGCGATATAATAAATATGTAGCCTTTCACGCAGCGGCCTTGCGGCCGCCGCGCTACTCGGGTTACGCTTAGTCGTCGGTCATATACTCGTAGTAGTCAGTATCGGTTGCGAATAACATATACTCACCATTGACGAGCCCCATATAACCGACAGAGGTGTAATAACCTTGCATGGGTTGCGCCTCCTTTCTGAAAGCTCGCTGCTGGAACAGTGGGCTTTCTTTTAGTTTGTCAAGTATTTCCACTTGACATTTATAATTATAGCGTGTTTGCTTAGATTTGTATGCCGACAAAGCGCTCGGACTTTCGAGCGACTTTCTGTGCAGTTTTAGCAGTAACGCTTAGAGACTGAGAAAAATAAAACGCCCGAGCTACCACATAGGCAGCTCGGGCTTTTTTTAGATTTCCGCAGTATCAAAATTCAGCTGGTCAGGATTTTCACTTTCATAATCAATAGGCTCGGCCAGACCTTCCTGCTCAAAAGCTTTATTGAATTCGCAGACCGCGGACTCAATCAGCATTTTAAGTTCAAGCTCTGTAATTGTGATACCCTTTTCCATTAGCATTTCAGAGACGGATTCTACTACTTTGTTATATTTCTCCTCACCATGCAGGTCTTTGTATAGCTGCTCAACGGCTTTAACACAGGTTTTAACGACAGCCTCTTTGGTCTTGTCGTTAACGTACTTTGTGTAGAGCTGCTTTACCCAGATACCCAGATAGCCGGCCAGAGCGGTAAGAATCGCGTAAAGAATCGCGGTCCCGTATTCGTTAATAAACATTTTGATGAATTCCATACAGGTCTCCTCCTATTATGCCTTAGTCAAATATTTCTTATCGACCGCGCCAGTGACAGCGCCGGTCTTTTGTGTAGACACGACTACACGGGAGCCGGAAACACTTCTTACAAACAAAGTGCAGTTGTATACCCAGCTTGAAAACTTATAGGACTTACCGTAAACGGGCGCGCCCTGAGTAAGCTTTACCTTGTCGCCGACTACGGGTACATACTCAGCCGCAACGCCTTCAATGTCGGCAGCGTTGAGCCAGCCGTAAGCAGTAGAGCCGCCGCCGGAAACACGCACGCCATGATAAGGGTGCGCACCCTTTTTATTGATAGCGGTAATCTTTACCTTACCGGGCTTGCAGGTCTTACCGATAGCGGTCGCGTAAGACGAGGTATAATGCTTGTTGCCGGTGAAGTCAACGACATCACCGATAGCAATTTCCAGCTTATCAGCAACCGCATTTTCAGCAGGCTTAGTAGTAGGTGCCACAGTAGCAGGCTCAGTCACGTATTCAATATAAGGAAGCTTGCCGTGCTTGGTCCAATTACGGCGATTGTAGCCTGTCTTAGAGCAGTTGCAAGCGGTAAGCTGCACGCAGTTTTTCCATTTCGGCGTACACTCAACGGCTAATCCGTCGCCCACGTATACGCCAATATGACCCTTACACCAAACAGCCTCGCCGACTTCAATCTTAGAGAAGTCAGTAGAAAGATTGGAGCACTTAGTAATCATAGAATCCGCGCCAATGTCAGGGACTCCATTGCAAGCGTATTTTGCGCCGCCGTAGGTTTTAGAAGCGTCTCCAGACCAGCCCCACAAAATACCCTTAATCAAGCAAACACAGTCAAAGCCAAATGTATCGGCAGACGCAGCCTTAATCATTGCAGTACGCGAGGCTTGCTTATTATAAGAATGATTATTGCAGTAGCGAGTCTTGTTAGAGGCCGTCATAGGCGCGCCAAAGCAGCCCATAACATAAAGAGTCTTGTAGCTTGTAGCTACTTTGATAAGCTTTTGTGCCAGTTCCTTGTTAGTCATAGAGATTTCCTCCTTAAGTAATAACGTCCCAAGTTTTTACCTCGGAATAGATTTTATCTATAAACGAGTTACCCTTGAGCGCTTTGTATGCTTCGTAGAGCATGACGAAATTTTCGTACTCATATTGACGGATTTTTTCTGATTCGTGATTATGGTAGTAGATACGCAACATCTCGCTGCGGAGCTGACATTTTGTGCCGTTGGAGATTTTTCTTACTGAAATAATCACCGGCACAATTACACCTATAAGCACGCCAATCTCCGCAATAAGAGTAGTAAGCGTTGTTAGGTCCATTGCCTATTCTTGTCCTCCTTGTTTCTTCTTTTTGGGCCATGGCGCAGGTCCTCCAGTGTACTCAATAAACAAGGCGTCTATTTTCTGTCGTAGGCCATAGCTGTTTGCATTTTGCAAGATTCCATTATAGGAAGCTATGCGTCTGCGCACGTCCTCAAAAGTCGCCTCGCCGAGAGCGTAGTCAATGCAGAGTGCTTTAACTTTTCTCAGGATTCGACGGGCCGAGGACTTTTTGAGCTTTCTGTATTCCGGCCACATTTTGAAGCCTACAAAATCAACGCCACAGGTGATAGGCCTGATAGCAGTCTTTTTGTTAAGGTCAAGCTGGAGCTCGGTATTCAGAAAAGCCTCAATCTTATCTTTAAGCTCGTGTAAATGTGCTTTGTCGTTTGACAGGATAATAACATCGTCCATATAGCGTACATAGCGCCGGCAGTGCAACACGTGCTTGCAGTATTGGTCAAGTTCATTCAAATAGATATTAGCGAAAAGCTGAGAGGTCAGATTTCCAATAGGGATTCCTGTGTCCTCAAGTCTCATATCCTCCGTACACATTCCCGGGTCAAGTCCTCGAGGAATGCCGAAGTGCATACCGTTTGAGCTGATTATCTTTGCAAGCAAATCGAGAAGTCTCTCATCCTTAACACGCCGAGAGAGTATTTTAAGTAAAATCTCATGCGAGATACGATAAAAGTATTTGCTTATATCCAGCTTGAGATAATACCAAGGCTCAGGCTTGCGGTCTGCTTGCCTTAGCCAGTATTGCAGTCTGTCAGCGGCTCTGTGAGTTCCTTTACCGCGACGGCATGCGTAGCTATCCTCAATAAAGGTTTTATCATAGAAGTCGTACAGGGTCTCATATACGCTCCATTGCACGATACGGTCTCTGAATTGAACAGCCATAACCATTCTGAGCTTTGGGTCGTAGATAAAGAAAACTCTGTACCCGCTTATCTGATACGCGCCACTTAATAGCTCGCGCTGTATCGCAAATAAATTAGGCTCAAGGTCATCGGTGAAAGCCATAACCTCAAGCCTATAATTTTTCTGTTTGCGCGCGTTGTCGTACGCGTGATATAGGGACTCAAAAGCGCATAAATCATCAAATACATTTACAAGAGCAGTAGGCATAAATTCCTCCTTAGAGGGCTGCGTGTAACGTTTCCGCTTCCGCAGCAACAAAATCTTTTTCCATAAGGAAGGGAGACAGACCCCTTTGGTGCTACGCACTGACCCGCGCCCGCAGGCTGCGGATAGCCTACTCGGCGTAGCAGCAGAGCGGAGCGAAAGCCGATGTTGTTGTTAGAGTTAGACCGAGGGTTGTTAGCGTTGAAGTTGAACACGCCAGCGTTGGTGTTGTTGTTCCAGTTGCCGCCACGGTACACATATAATAGGCCTGTCCCCCATAGTTTTATTTTTGAACGTACTTCATATACCCGCCGAGGATTCGCCCGATTTCATCAAGCAGGCGTGCCCAATACTCGTACTTTGAGAACGAGAGAGGAGGCGGATATTTTGGGCCGAAGTAAGCTTTGTCCTTAGCCATGCGGATAAGGTGGCGGAGCCAGTCAAGCTCAGTATCTAACTCTTGCAGAGTCGTCTTTTTATAATACTTACGCTCAACGGCGACCGCCAGCTTATACATATTCAGCATGGTAGTCTTAAGCTCTACGGCAAGCGCTCGATAGGGTTTGCCGAATTGCATTACTACGGGATTTCCGTATTTCAGCATGTCGCTGATTTTCTGCTTTAGGATAAACTCTGAGCGCGGGATTTGCTCATTTTCCATATAGTTTTCCTCCTGTTAGGCCGCGCTACCGCGCGGCCAGCAGTTACCAGCAGTCAGTTTACAGTTCGACAAAAGCGGAGCGAAAGCCGACGGAGATGGAAGAGTGAGACCGAGGGCTGCGAGCGTCGAAGCAGAACACGCCAGCGAAGGTGTTGTGGTACCAGTGGCCGCCACGGAACACAAAACGCTCTCCACGGTTTCTTATGTAGATATAGTCTCCACCATGGTCACCGTTGTCCTCAGGGAACAGAGCCAAAGCTTTCATAACCTCAGGAACAGTCACGCCGGCTGCAGCAGCTAAGGTATGATAAGTCATAGCGCCGTAGCCGCTGTCATTGTCCAGAGGATTTGCAAGCTTGGTGTTAACCTGAAAACCTGCTGTATTAGTCAAGCCGGGTGCCGTACCGTCCTTATAGTCGTACTTCAGTGTGCCGGCAGTTCCCGGGTCCACGAGAGAGCCGTCAGGCATGATAGCCTTCCACAAAGTGCTTGCAGCAGTCTGAGGATTGTTTGCGTCAGCCGCGTTATTGTAAGGCAAAATCTGGATTTCACCATCAACTAAGCGGAAGCCGCCGACCCACTCGTATACATTTCCGTTGAGGTCCCAAACGCCGCTTGCGTCGTTGTTGTGAGCCCAAGACTTAGGGCCAGAGCCGGTAGCTACACGACCGTTGGTCATAGCGCCGCTGGACTCGTAGGCGTAAGTTACGACGCCCTTTTCGTCCTGACGGTTGTAGTCCTTGCCGTAATAGTTATTGCCACGGGGCATAAAGCCGTTCTTGCGGCACTGCAACGCAATCCAAGCCCACTCAGCATTTGTGCCAAGGTGCCAGCCTGCGCCCTTGTCAGAGCAATACTTCTGAGCTTGGTCGAAGTTGGTATAAACCTTGGGGTCCTGTAAGGGCAAAGAGTATGCGCGGCCATTGATAACGACATTCTGATACTTACTGTACCAGAAATGAGGGATTTCTGCGTCGTTTACGCGGAAAGCAGGGTGTACGAGCTCGCTGCCACCGGTAATTACGTCAGAGATGTTACCCTTGTCAAAACGGACCATGATACTCGGGAGACCAATGTCGTCATAGATAACTTTGTTTGTGGGGCCGCCCAAAAGCTGAACGGCAACCTCTAAATCAGTCATAGCCATTTACGCAACCTCCTCAATAGCCCAGAGCATGAGAGTTACATTGTCCATGTTGAACGCAATAGGCTTAGTCTTTTCTGCGTCCTCGTAAGCACGCGCCGGAATGATGATGTTAGCAACAAAATACTCAGACAAGCTGGAAGTGAGAATATGCTCGCTGTCCATGCAGATATTGATAACAACCTCTGTGTCACGCTCATAGCGGGAAAGATTGAGCATGAGCTCGTCGTCGCCGAAGTAGATACGAGTGCCGTCCACCTCGTAAGCGATTTTCTTGCCTTCGTTAACTTCCTTAATAATCATCTGCGGTTACCTCCGTTCTTAATAGTGTTTTGGGTTTCGTATGCAATCCGTTCGGCGCATTCGCGCTGCTCGGCGGTTGCCCTTTCGGGAGACGCGCCAAAGCTCTTGAGAATCATAGACTCCTGAGCCTTGCGCTCGTCAGATTTAATAATTACGTTGGCCATTACAGCATACCTCCTGTGATAATGAATTGTACGCTGCAAGCGGCAGACGCATTGACTGTGATACCGTTTTTCTGTCTTGCAGTTACCGCGATAACCGCAGTACCGGCAGCAGTGAGAACAGGTAAAACAGAATAGACAGTTGTGTTGCGGGTAGCCTCAGCAGGAATAGCGATACTATTCACGCCGGCAGTAAGAGAAGCCGTAATAATCACGGGAGCGTTATTCTTTGCTTCGTCAAGAGCCAAGCGGTTTACAATAGCGTTAATATCCTGAGTGACCTGAGCCTCAAACACGCCAATCTCGATATTGTCCATGTGTTGCTGGTCAATAGGAGTACCGGCCTGAATGATTGCGCCAGAGCTGTCTTTAATCTGGTCTTTCCAGAATGTTCTTGAGTACATACTCTTACACCTCCGTCAATGGAAATTCAAATTTGAGCAGTAAGTTCTGCGAGCTTGTGCGATTGATACTGCAGGACTGCTCACCTGCAAGCTCGCCGGCGGTATCGTAAATACGTACGCCTGTTATCGTCTGCGCCGCGCCGGAGTTAGGCACCGAGACAAGCAAGAGGACGTTTGTACCGCTCACGGTTACCTGATTGACTTTTGCGTCATACCAAGTAGAGCCGACCTTGTACTGTACCTTAGCAATCGAGCCGCGAATACGGTCTCTCAGCTTGGTCAAGTACGCATTTGTCCAAAAAGCCATTTATAAGCCCTCCTTTAATTTCCGCATGAGGTAATGCCGCAAACGGCCGCCTCAGCAGGATAGTTTTTAAGAGTTGCGGCAATAGATGTGCCGGCTAAATAGGATTCTCCGAGAGAAGCTATGCTCGGATAAGTGCCGCAAATTAAGGCGCCGCACTCTGGGGCTTCGGTCAAGTAATGTGCAAATACCTTGCCGAGCTTTAAGCCGTGTACAAAACGAAAAGCCGCTCTGAGAATCATCTCAGCTGGCTTAATCTCTTGCAGGGATTCAAGCAAATTCAGCAAAGTATTTTCAGTGTCCTCGTCTTTTGGGTTAACCGCAAGATACAGGATATACTTGTCGAGCTCCACAGAGTAATTATCAGCGCCAAACTGTGCAGCAAGGCTTGTTTTAAGCCAAGGCAGCGTATAAGGTAAGATAAGGCCTATACGCTGCTTTATACGAGACTTGCGCTCCTCCAGAGTCTCCGAGGCCTTAGGGGTTATCTGCAAAATAGACTCCCAGCGCGTTACGCCGTAAATCGTCGCAGAGTCAACATATCGCTCATTCATCACGTCGTCTGTTGCTTTCCAGAGAGCGTCAAATTCGGGCTGCTCTGCTTGCATAATCGCCATGAGCTCATGGACGGTATGAAGGAAGGCCGGGAGATAATCATAGAGGCGTCTGTCCATAGCTTACACCTCCGCGCTTACTTCTCCGCGTACAGGGATTGTATCGGATTCAAGCGTTAAGTTTTCATCAGAGCCGTTAATCTTAGCGTCTCCGATGTCGGTAATACCGGTACAATTAAGCATAAGAGACTCAATACGGCTGATTCTGACAACGATGTTTTCAGAGTCCTGCCAAGTCTCTTTGAGGCTGCGCAAATAGTCGTCAATAATCTTTTCAGCGTAAGGCTTTACGCTTTCCCAGTCCCAGTCGCTCTGATAGTCGATAGACCCAAAGCTTACATTGACGGTCTCGGTTTTCGGGCCTGTGATTGTGACCACATGGCCGATAGGCGCAAGGCCTACACCCTCACCAGCATTTGAGGCCGGGTCAATGATAGTCTGGACGGTAGGAATGAGATTACTGTCCTCGTCAGGCTCGTTAAACTCGCTGTCGAGGATAATCGCTTTAACTGCGCCGCCTACAGTGAGCAGCTTATCAGCTGCCACTTTGTATACGGTATTGAGCCAGTTGTAAACGGTCTCGGGAATGTTACCAGCCAAGCTGTCAATCCAGTCCTTTGTTTCCGCAGGAGGAATGAGGCTTGCCGGTGAAATATTTTCATTCCACGTAGGGTAAACTTTAACGGCGCCCACGCCGTCGATGTCGAGAATTTTGGTCTTGTAGTCGATGATGTTACCACCGAAGGACTGATACGTAAAGCTCTCAATCAAGCGCTGTCTGTATTCCTCGGTGTCCTCCTCATCTCTGCCGGGCGTTGTGATTTCCACGAGCTCAGCAGTAGCGAGACCGTCAATATACTCGATAGGGATAAGCGTACCGATTGTACCGTTGGGAGCTGCGCCGGTTGTTTCGCAGGTCAAGTAGTATTTTCCGGTGTCAATCTTAGAAGTGACAACGTAGTTGTACTGTTCCAGCGAGAAGCGCGCGCCGATTTCAACATCGATATTAAACTCACCGACGCCGACCGCAGCGGACGCGTCAACGGGCAAAATGCCACGCTCACGGCCGAGCAAGATAAGGTTTTCTCTCGGGGCCGTATCAACGTACATGCAGGTAAGCATATAGTCGAGGGCGATATAAAGCAGGGAGATTTCTGCACTCGTAGGGCCGGTAGCGTCGAAAATCAAAGAGCCTTCGCGCTTATCAAACGAATCGCTAACTCTGCTGAGCACTCGCTCCATTATCGCCTCATAGGTTTGGTCCTCATAAAGTCCCATCAGATTGTTACCTCCTTCTCAGTATTTATCTCGCCGAAAATTGTGGTCACGCGGAAGCTGCAATGAACATTTTTACCGCTCACGGTGAAGTCAAACTCATCAACACCGGTAATGCGGTCGTCCTGCATTAGCGCCTCGGTGATACAGCGCTCAATTTCCGGCAGTACAAGCGCGATAGGCTGGCCTATTAAATGCGCGAGCTCAATACCGTAATTCCATGAGTAAATGGGATATTGGTAGCGCTCCGTATTGAGAATAAGGTAAATAGCCTGACGCATTGCTTCCTGCTCGTCAGTAGTTCCGCGGATTCTGTTTGCCTCAATGTCAAAAGCGTAGGTCTGGCTCGGTTGAGACTCAAATTCAACGTCTGTTAAAGCAAGATTTTGATTTGTTGGTATCATACTCGAGGCACCTCCACTCTGTCTAAGACAATATATTGCTTGCCACCGTCAGCGCGTAAAAGGATAACCTTTTCGCCGACTTTTAGGCCAAGATGAATAGTAAACTTTTTCTTGCCTTTATACTCGTGATTATGGGTCAAGTCTTTCTTGCCGCCGCTTTGCGTGGTACGCGTGGTCGAGCTGGTGTAAGACTGGTCCGTATAAGAGTGAGTATGCGACAAGTCAATATCTGAAAGAGCGTTGCCGGTCTCATGGTCAACCGTCATTTCAACGGTATAGTCTTTGACCGCGCTCGTAAGAATTAGCTGCGCCTCTGTCAGTATAAACTTTTGGTCTATTTGCACCTTGAGCGGCGCAGTGCTTATAACTGTTCCGAAGGCAAGCGCAAACGGCTTGGAGGACATTACTGCCTCCAGAGCCGCGCGCTTTACATCTGCGAGAAACATGTCAAGCGACAAATGTACCACCTCGCAATTTCATACTCATGGTGTGCTCGCTGTCCTTAAAGGTATGAGTTACTTGCTCAACCATCAGGAAGCTTTGCACGTCAATATCTCCGAGATTTAGCTTGCATACCACCGAGCTGCCCGCTCTTACACGCACGTCGCCCAGAACGTCGGAGACGCTGAGCTTGCGCGTTTTAGAGTTATACAGCTTGAGCAGGGCGTCGGCTTTTGCCTGACCTGCCGCCGCAGATTCTACGGTATCGGTGTACTGCAAAAGACCCCACTCGTTAATATGCGAGCTGTCCTTAGCAATGTAAATGCTGCTGCCGCCTTTATCATCGTCCTTAAAAGTGACTTTGATTTGATTGTACGTCTGAGTATCGATAGAGCTTGTATAGGAGTAGCTTCCTGTCGTGTCAGCGTCGATAAGCAAATTGAGCTTCATGTTCTCGATGTTTTTCAGCGTCAACGCGCCGGCGTCATCGTAGAGCACGTAAAGCTTGGTCTTTGCTTTCAGCGTCTCGTCAAGAGCGTCCTGCACAATATCGAACATAGCCGTATCACTCTCAGGGAGCGAAGCTATAACAAACTCCGTATTTTCCAGAGAGCCCAGCCTCAGCTTGTAGTCATTCGCAATCATTTGAATGATTTGCGTGGCGGTTTTATTCACGAAGTTATAGGTATCTTTATTCTTGAAGTACCTGAGCTGGTCGTACGCGGTGACCTCTATTTTGTAGGGGTCGCCGCTCGACCTTGCTTTTTGAAAGACAAAACCGTAAAACATTGTCGTACCGTCAACGTCAAGCTTTACGGAGTCGCCCTCGGTGAAGTCGATAACGCTGTCTTTAATAACGTTAAACTTAAGCTTACCGGGACTGCCTTTTCGGTTTAATTCAAGAGTGATACCTTCCTCAACAGCAGGGTAATAAACCTTGCTGCCGTGCTGAATGAGGATTTGCGCTACCATGGGAGCGTCAGCACCTGTCCTACATAGATTAGGTTGGGGTTTTTGATGATACTCTTATTAGCTTCGTAAAGCTGAGTATACTTTGCGCCGTTACCGGTATATTTCTTAGTAATAGCCCAAAGAGAATCCCCACTTTTGACGGTATATGTTTTCGCCTTAGGAGCGGTTGTTGCAGCCCGCGTTGTCGTAACAGACGCGGTGGATTTTGTCGTGGCCGTACTTGCGCCCTCAATATCTGCCGCATTTACCCAGCCGTAAACGGTAGAGCCGCCACCCGATACTTTTATAAGGTGATACGGGTGTTTAGCTCCGCTCGCGATTCTCGTGACTGTAGCCTTACCGGGCTTGCAGGAATAACCTGTATTGCCAGTTGAGCTCGTGTAGTGAGTCTTGCCGATAAAGTTAACCACATCACCGACCTTAACCGCTTTCTTTGGCGCTGCCGCAGTAGACGGTTTCGTGGCAGAGGTCGTTGTTGTTTTCGGTGGCTCAGGCTTAGGGGCAAGAGTTACGGTTTTCGTCGCAAACGCTTTGTACTGCTTGAGCTTGATAGATACGGTGACGTCAAGGCCGTCGGTCGCGGATTCCTTGATTGTGTAGCTTTCAACAGAGACCTGAATATTTGTACTGAAAAGCAGCTTGCCGGACGGAGCAACACGGCTGACAATAAATTGCGCCGGTTTCTTATTCGTCATAAGGCTTTCAAGCTTATTCAGATACCAGTCGGGCGTCTTAAAGCCGTTAGGGTACACAGCGAACGGGTACGCAGCCAGCGTAGGAAAACAAGCGTCAAAGCTGTCAATCTCGGTAAGGCCGGGAGTTTTCAAGAAGTTAATCTCACCGTCATTTACGAGAGTCAGCGTTTTATTCTTGCCTTTTACTGCAACGTTTAATTTTGGCGGCGTAACGGGAAATTGCCAGCCGTCAAGAAAAACTGAATACATTAGCTATGCACCCCCTCTGCTGCTACTTCAAGAGCCTCTGCAAAGCCTTCGGTCAATACGGTAAGTACGCCGTCAAGGTCCATGCTCGAGTCGATTCTATTGGTCATGCCGGTCATGTCGATTTTAACCTCAGCCGTGGTAAAGCGGTTGATTGCTTCCATTTCCGCAATATCTCTGAGATACGCAAGGTCCTCATCAGAGCTCTTAGTGCTGCTCGCGATACTCGACGTGTCGTCGCCGATTCCCGAAAGTACGTCACTATATTCGCCCCCGGTAGTATCAAGGCCAAACTGCTTTGTGATATTGTCAAGCGACAACGCATTGCCAACCGAGTCCTTGATATTCTTACCGATTTCCGCGCCTGCACTATACGCTTCAGAGCCCCAGCCGTCTTGGAACGTATCGAAAGTATTAAAGCCTTCGCCTACCTTAGACCAGTCAAGGTCGTTGGTGTTCCAAGCGTCAGCGACGCTGCCGTAATCGTACGTGTTATAAGCTTCGGAAACGCTGTCGTACTGGAATGTACTAAAGCCCTCAGCCCACGCGTCGGATATGCTCTCGTAAGACTCTTTCTTGCTATTGAGCTCGTCAATCTTTTTGGACGCAAAGTCAAGACCAGAAGTGTCAATATTTACGCCCATCCAGCCGAGGCACTTGTTCGCCTTTTCTGCAAGAGATTTGAGACCCTGCATAATGGCGTCAAGCATAGACCAGAATCCTACTTGAATGCTTATCCAAGCATTTTTGAAAGCTGTACCTACATTGCTGCAGGCAGCCTTGAGCACGTTCCAAATGCCCATGCCGAGATTTGCAAACCAGAGGCCCGTATTTTTGATAATCGCCCATACGGACTGGCCTAAGTTAGCAAACCAGAGACCGATATTTTTAATTACGGTCCAGATACTGAGTCCGAGGTTAGCAAACCAGAGACCGACATTTTTAATAACTTCCCAAGCTGCGATACCGCAGTTAGCTATCCAGAGGCCTACGTTCTTAAACAACGCGCCGAGCCACCAAATTGCACCCACAACCTGCTCAAAGAATATCGCTACTATAACGATAAGCACGAGAATTAAAGCAATTATCCACGTTATCGGACAAGCCCACAAAGCAGCGTTTAGACCATGCTGCGCAGCGGTTGCCGCAAAGGTCGCGCCGGTCTGGAGCATTTGCGCAGCGGCCAGTATTCCGGTCGCTATTGCGCGGATTCCTTCGACAACGGTTATCGCAATCGTCACGAGCTTATAGAGTAAGAGCGCGGTGACGATTCCCATGATAATTGGACCAATTACGCTCCAGTTATCAGCTATAAAGTTATAAATCTCACAAATGACATTGAAAACGTCAAGCGCAATCGACGCCATAAGCGCCAAAGCAGCAATCATTTTTGTAAGACCCTTTTGGACCTTCGTGTTATTTGCGAGCTCGTTAATTTTCTTGAGCACAGGGTCAAGCGCCTTAACGCCCAGATTTTTCATTTTCGTCCAAACCTGAGACCAAGTCATAGGCATTTGCTCGAAGCGCGCCTCAACCTCATCGGCCGACCTAAATACTGCATTTTTAATAACATCAGCGGTCAGAAGTCCCTCTGCGGCCCATTCCTTCATTGTACCTTGTACACCTTGGACGTTCCGCATATAGTCCTCAATACTCTTAGCAAGCAAAGGGGCGTTTTCAATGATTGAGCGATATTCGTCGCCCTGCAAACGACCAGAGCCGAGCGCCTGCGTTAACTGATGCATAGCAGCAGACTGTTCTTGCGAGGAGGCGCCGCCGACGATAAAGTTTTTATTGACCAGCTCAGAAAACTTAACGAGCTGGTCTGTATTAAGCTTACCGTTTGCGTCCTCAAAAGCTTTACCTGCTACGAGACCAAGCTTTGCTACGGTCCCAATGGTGTCAGTAAAAGACGCTCTTGCGCTTTGCGCAGAGGCATAGATTTTTTGCTCAAGGGCGGCTACACTACCCTCATCATCGACTAAGAGTGATAAGCGGGCCCGACTACTTGTTAAAGTGTCAGACAGGCTTGTCATCTCACTTATGCCCTTCATACCGAGGTAGGTTGCAGCAATACCTTTTATCTTACTTAGGAAGCCACCGGCTTTGTTTGTGCCAGTAGAAATACGCTTATTAAGGTTATCTTGCTGATTTCCGCAATCCTGCAAATTGCGCTCCATCTCCTCAATCTGCGCGTTAGCTCTACCGAGCTCCGCACGGGCTGAGGATATGCTGGCGGTGTTAATGGCTCTACCGGACGCACGCTGAGTAGCTTCGAAGCTGCTAAGTACCAAATTAAGTGCTTTATTGATACTTTTAAGCGGCGCGGTCATGCCATCGGAAAGCACTAACTGTGATTTAATCGAAGCCATAAACACCTTCCTTTCCTGAGAAAAGCAAACAGACGAGAGGGACCTCGTCTGCTGCTATCTCTTTCTGGCTTTGCTTTTCGCTTTCTGCGCCTCCTTCTTGTCATTCTCGACCTTAATATCGATAGCCGCTATAACGTAGGCTTGCTCATAAGGGTCGAGCTCAAAAAATTCATGCGGTTTCCAGCGAAATTTGTGGAGGCAATAGTAAGCATAATTTGCTTCCGGGTCGCCTCCGGTGATTAGTTTTTTGCTTCGTCAATCAGCTCGTCAGAGGCCGAAAAACCATTGAGCTCGAGAATCTTTGCAGAGTAGTCCTCAAACTCTCCCGCAGTAAGCATAGTTGTGATAAGCTTTTCCGCGCCCATAACGCCGTAGCTTGCCTGGAGCTCTGCGTCATTCAAATTCGGGAACACAGTGCAGCGAGCAGAGATTTTGGCCTGATAAGCCATAGCGTCAAACTCCTGCGTAAACTGTCCACGACGACCGGGAACGGGAACGCTGCGCATGCAGCCCTTACGGATAGCCGCGTTTTCGTCTGCCGTGATACAGCAGATTTCCCACGGGATAGCCTTGCCGTCCTCACCTACGAAGCGAGGGGACGCAGCGATAAACTGATTGTCAACTTTCTTTGCATTTTGCGCGAGAAACGCGCTGAGTGATTTAGCCATAAAACTTTTCCTCCTAAATAGTTTTTGTTACTGCATGCCGTTGAGCATAGTAAACTGCTCGGGCATTTCCCAATCGTCGAAAGTACCCTCAAGGTCCTCGTCGAGCGTATCGGAGTCTGCGTCAAACTTAGCCAAAATACCACCCTTAGAGAGACAGTTCTTAAGAATGATAGTCTGACGACCCACAGACGCGGTTGGGTCTTCATTTGTTACCTGAATATCAAAGAGAGGCATGATACCAGTCTTTTTGTACTCAAGCCACATAGCTCTCATGACGGACTGATTGTAGTGAGCAGTGCCGCTCCAAGAGCCGGTCCAGCCAGCAGGCTTGTTGCCCTTGCCGGTTTTACCGAGAATCGGCACCTCTACGACATTGACTTCAATGCTGGACTCAAAAGAGTAGAGCTGCATGAAGCAATATCTGTTACCGTCAGCCATAGTTACGTACGCAGAAGCCTGAGAGCCGGCGATTGCGTCCATAGCGTTCATAATAGCCTGATTCATAGATTCTTACCTCCTTACGCCACAACAACGCTCATGTAGAGCTGGCTCATAGCGTTAATAACATTGAGGCCGGCAATGTTGCATACAACAGCCTTCTTGCTATTACCCTGCTCAACAGATACGCTGCCGGTGTCAAAGTTCTCAATAGCGCGAATAGTTTCGAGCTCTTGATGAAGCTTGCAAATGTCATTCCACAAGCTCACGCGACCGCTTGCGTCGTTCGGTACAACGCCGAGATAGCGAGTAGCGAACATGACAGCAACGTCATTTGCAATCTGGTCACAAACGCGGATAGTCTGATTAGACTGGAAGTCTGCGCCCTTTTCGTCGGAGATAGTAGTAAGCGAGTTAATATCCTCGAGTACGCGAATCTCGCCGTTGACGTTGTGGAACATAAACTTACCAGCCTTGATACCAGCCTCAAGCTCAGCCTGAGTATAGTCGACGTTGATAGTAAACTCGCCGTCGTACTTCTTATTGGTATTAGACTTGTTAACCGCACAGCCGGCCTCAGCGCCAGCTACCCAGTAAACGAGGCCATACGCAGGAGCATTTTCATCGTGAACAGTGTTCTCAACGTTGATAATGCCCTCATAGTCTCCGGCAGTCTTATAGACAACAGCCTTAAACTTAGCGCCGACCTCATCACGCATACGCTTTGTGAATGCGTTAAATACGCTGATAGTCTCAGCAGAATCAGTCGGGCAGCAAAGAGCGTGGAAGCTATAAGCCTCAATCTTGTCGAGGAATGCCTGATACTGAGCGCCCGTAACAGCTGCGCCGTCAGTGCCGTTCTCCAAAGGAGTTGCAGCAGTTGCTGCAAGAGTTGCAGAAGTCTTAAAGGTTACGTAGTCGTTAGCTACGAGGTCCTTAGCACTTGCTACCGTCTGAATATCAACGAGAGCAGTACCGAGGAGAGTGGAAACGTCCCACTTTGTAGCGTCGTCCACATTCTTTGCGATAACGATTTTAATATCGTTGCCACGAGTGCCGACGTACTTGGCCGTTGCGTAAGTGTTGGTCGCAGCCGTGCCACCGTTATCAAGTCTGAAAACGTGAAGCTGGCTGGCGTTCTTAAAGAGCTCTCTGACAGGAAGCATTTCCGGCGCGTCAGCTGCGAAGCCGAAAATTTTCTGACAGTTTTTCTGGTAGTCCGCGTTAGTCACGGTGAACACCGTACCGGTAGGACCCCACTTAAGCACGAGAGGGACTGCTACCGTGCCACGCTCCGACAAAGCGGAAGCAGCACGAGAAGCGCTGGAAAAATTGACGTAATAACCGGGCAAAACCTTATTTTGCGCGGTGAAAATTCCGCCACCAAGTGCCATATTAGTTCACCTTGCCTTTCATAAATTTTTCGATTCGCGCCTCTACTTCGTCGATAGTGTAGGCACGATTCTCCTCCAAGATAGCAGTTAGCAGGTCGCGACGAGTTGCATACTTCGCGGACTGCAAAATCTGCTCTTTGGAATAAGTTGCTGCCTTTTCAGCAGCGATGTTTTCTTTTGCCATAAAGCTTAACCTCCTTGTGTGATTTCAAGGCTTTCCATCGGCTCGCCGATTTCACCTCGGCGAACGTAGTGCGTGTATCGCACGTAAAAGTGCAGCACGTTGTCAATCACCTCAAAATCCATTCCTGTTCCACGAAGTAGGTCGCCCTCAGGTAAAGATATAACATTGAGGAGCAGACTCAACGTATCTGCTACCGCGTAACATTCCTCGCGTCCCTTTTTGGGGAAATACAAAACGTCGAAAAGCGGCGTCCTTTTGTACCGCTCTCCGACGATTTGTTGCTGTGAGGAAGTCATAAGAATAACGTTGAAGTCGCCGGGCTTTAAGCCTTGCTGTACTTCATCGTCGAAAATCTGACTCTCGGGCCACTCACCATGCAAGGCGAGCGTAATGCCGTCGAGAATTTTTTGTGTGCTTATCTCAGACATTAAATACCTCCTTAAGCTTTGCTTGAAGCTTGCGCTCCAGTATGGCTGGGGTCATTTGTCGCAGCTTTTCCTCAGAGATGGTAAGCATATAGCGACCGGGTACCCAACCAGCGCCTCCGCGTGTACGGTGCCCGTATTCTACGTAGGACGCGTATTCGACCGGATTCACTATCTCAATAGTGTAATTGTTACCGGACTTTGAGACGTGTAAGCTTTGGGCGTACTGAACAGCATTTTGACCGCTTTTAGCACCCCAGCCTCTACGAAGTGTACCGCCTTTCTTTCCGGACGACTTAGGGTATTGGCCCACAGGCGTCTTAGGAATTACCAAGGCCAGAAGTCTCGCTGCAAGCTCTCGGCAGCAGGAGCGACAAAAGGCGTCATAATCAGGACCGAGCAGCTTATTCATATTCTGCTGGAGCTTTTGTAGTTGTCGGTAGTCAGCCGAGCCCCACTTTGCCATTATGCGTACTCCTCAAAGAGCTCAAGCATAATTTCCTGATGGACGCTGTAAACAGCAGGCTTACCGCTTGCACGGTAGCTCTCCGTTTTTCCTTCCTGCGTGACTACGATTTTCGAGCCTTCGGGAATAATAACGTCTTTTGAGATAAACAACTTGATGACCTGCCGCACCGCTGCGGCCTCACTCTGAGGGCTTGTCGCGGATATGCTGCTGTAAGAAACGCGGCAAGGCTCATTCTGGAGCTTTAGGACTTCTTTCTGGACCGTTCTGCCGGTACCTTCATCAGTAGTAGGCTCTTGCACAAAAAGGTCACAGGAGCCGTCCCAGAGCTTCATAATTGCGTCTTGATATGCGTTACTTACCATACAAGCCTCCTAAATCTCGCAAGCTGCACTTCGTCAAGGGTCGTAAGAGCCTTAATCAAAATATCGAGTCGCTGCTCAGGTGAAGCGGCGCCGCCGAGTGAGACGGAGGTATCGCCTTCTTTAATCTGCGTCGCGACGGCACCGAAGTCAATGTCAAAGCCCTGCAAGGCGCCTGTACCTTTTTTCGCAATAAAAAACTCACCGACCGCCAAACGCGCCGTGAGTTCAGTAAGCTCAATAGGTATGCACCTAATATTGCAGTTGTTTTTGATTGTAGCTTCTGCCGTCTGAACAGAAAAACCGAGCAGCCAGTCGTCGCCTTCCTGCATGTCATAGCCGAAAGAGGAAAGCAGCTTGCCGACTTCGTAAAGGAACGCAGGGCCGAGGCTGGACATATTCTGAGCTATCTGAACGAATCGCTCAATACGCTCTTGAATAGTAGCCATAGCCTATACCTCCCTTAGCCCTTAGAAATGATACGAGCAATCGGAATTGCCTTGTGATTGATGTAAGAGCGTTCGCCCTCAGTAGCTTCGCCAGAGTGTACCAGTGCCCAGTTAGCACCGTTCTCAAGCTCAGCAGCAGTAGGAGACAAAGAGGCCTGAGCCTTCTTTTCATAGGAAATGCCCTTAGGAGCAAATACCTTTCTCTGACGAGAGTAGAGAGTGTCCTCGCCGCCGTTGGTCTTGGGGTCTCTGCTCATCTCGTAAGGTACCTTAGCACCAATATCCTCGAAGCTGATAGCGCCGGCGCCCAATACGTAAGTAGTATAAGTGCCGTCAGCATAAGGAAGCGCGTCGTCAACGATAACAGCGCGGCCGTTCCAGCTGTAGAGCTCAAGGTCACGAGTTACGCCGTCCTTATCGGTGTAGGTGAGGTGCTTAACGAGATTCAAATTCTCAAGGTTGGTAGCAACGGCAGAGTGCATAAATACCATAGAGAAAGCTCTCTTATTGGCACCGCAAGCCTGCTGCATTGCGCTGTTGAGAGTAGTAGCGGTGATAACACCGTCGTCAGCCTCGGTTACGTCGTAGGTATGAGCGTCAACAAATTCCTGAGACTTTGCGCCGCTGGTAGCAGTAGTCATTGCGAAAATACCCTTGAGGATAGAGAGAATAGTATTCTGGTCTGCCTCAGTCCAGTATTCGCTAACCTGCTGAGCGATATTCTGCATGAAGTCCACGCCGTCAGTGATGTCATAGGAGAAGTCCTTCTCAGTCCATGCCTTAGCACGACCGATAACAACAACGCCTCTCTCAAAAGTCTTGGTGGAAGTTGCAGTGATGTCAGTCTGGCCGTCATAGTTAACAGCCTCGCCATCGATAAGGCCTCTCATAGCGATACGTGCGTAGCTTGTACCGTTCTGAGAAGAGAACACAGACTTAATATCTGCGTCGCCCGCAATAGCCTTAGACTTGCGGAGCTCGTTTTTACGGGTGTCAGGCACGCGCCCAACCATGTACTTAAAAGCTTCGGCATTGAAGCTCTTAGAGTCAAACTTTGCCATAGTTCATTCTTTCCTTTCAAAAGTTATTTGTTTTCGCCGGTTTCGGCGTCGCCCTCGGGTTTCTTATCCTCAGGCTTTTTGTCTTTGGGCTTTTCGGTCTTAGGTTTCTCAAACGAGCTAATCACCTTATAGCCCTTTTCCTTAGTTCCCACAACTTTCATTGCATTTTACCTCCTTTACAACTGAGCGTCGGGATTTTCTGCAAGATACGCGCAAAGCTCGTCATAAGACATATTCTCCGGCGTCTTTTCGCCAGAGGGAGTTTTGTCGCTTTTCTCGCCGGGTTTAAGGCCCTTGAAAGAGCCGGGTTTCTTTGAGTCGGTATCAAACAGGAAGCCGGTATCAGGACTCTCGACGAGCGATTTAAGCTGCTCAGCCAATCCCCTTACTGTTCCGTCCTCAGCCAACTCAGCCTTGTCGAGTTCCAAGAGAGCCTTTACAGCCTTAACATTCTTTGCCTTAGCGCCAACCAGTGCAGCCTCGATTGCGCTGTCGAGCTTGAGCTGTTTGATTGCTGCGGCGTGTTGTTTTGCCTGTTCGGCGTTCTGAGTCTGCAGAGTGGTGATTGTTTCCTTCAACGCTGCAACGTCGCCGGTAGAAGCCTGCAAGGTCTCGAGCTGCTTGTCGCGTTCCTTGATAGTAGCCTCAGCCTGTTTCTTTGCTTCATTCGTAGCGTTAAAATCTGCTCTCGCCACAAAACTCTTGCCGATTTCTGCGGATACCTTTGCGTCAATATCCTCAGTATAGGCGTCTCCTAAAATCGTCTTGAGCCAGTCTAACATACGGGTCTCCTTTCGTCTGCCTTCCTTTTATTCTGGCCAGTCCCAGTTTTGGCAGCGCTCAATTTGTTGTCCGCCGAGCAAGCGGTATTTTATATATGAAAAAAGCACTGCTCACCCTTGCGGGAGAGTAGTGCTTTAATCATTTAGTTACGGAGCTCCAGATTGGCCCGTATCGAGCTTTTAAGGTCTCAGGCTTATAAGTTATAGCCTTTGAGATAAAGCTCAAATATGGAGATTCTGGGGCTATTTTACGCAGGGCCACTGTAAGGCACAGTTTATTGTGATATAATATAATATAATCGTACGGCTTACAGACCGCGGACCGTTTCTTTCAAACAGTTCTCAGTCGGGCACTTAACCTCGTAGGAGTTACCTACGGCTTTATAAGTAAGTTCTTTCCCACAACGGGGGCACAAGACAACGCTATCGGGCTTAGCTGCTTTTTCATCAAGAGCAGCAAGCTCTTTTTCATTATACTTAGAAGCCATAAATTATCCTCCTTGCCGTTTCATCATAGTTTATAATCTGACCTGCTTCGTGGGCTCGGTCGTACGCGTCAATCATCAAGTACGCGCGGTCCTCGTCGGTAAGATTCGGAGCGTTAACGGCTGCGTCGTAGCTTGCTCTAAACTCGTCGCGCCAGTCGCCTATATCGTACTCGGACGGGTGATGTAGATAATGGCCATAATACTCATGAGCTAAGACTGCTCGTTGAGACATGCAGTCGCGAGCTATCTTCGAGGAAGTGTCAGGCAGAATATCGCCGCGGACATGAATAATGCCGCGAGAATCTGAAAAGCCTGTTGAGCTTCCCGTATTGAAGCTTAAAAGCGACTCATCTATCTCAAGGGCTTTAGCGTCTGCCTTAATACTTGTGATTTCGTCGTCCGTGAGGACATGTGAGGCAGGCTGCCTGAGGCCCATAGCCATCTTTCTATCATCTATTATACCACGACTTCCCTCGTTCGTAAACGGGTTTTTAGCGTTTTTGTTAGAAACAGCCGGTTTTTTAATCGTTTTCTTAGCCCAATCGCTATATTTTGTACTGGCTGGGACGTCATAAGTCTTGCCGTCTGCGTCTTTTGCAGCTCTTTCGGCGCCCCAAGCGTCCATATCAGTGAAGTACGGAGCGGTACAGCCTCGGCACCAAGGGTGAAAAGGCGGCGCGGTTACGCCAACCTGAAAATCACTCATTTTATAGACCTTACCGTCGAGAGCCCCACAGGTGTCGCAGGTATACGCGTCTAAGGTCTCAATGATTTTATACTCCTCAACCTCAAGAGCCGTAAAGCAATCCTTTTGAGCAGCAGACGCAAACGCCGCGCTCTCAGTCATTACTAAGCGACCGGCTTTGCCCTTAGAAACATTAAACTGCTTAGCTATTGCCTTAATAGCTCGGTCTGGAGCCTCGCCTCGCATAATCATCTGTGTAAGGTTGGTGTTTACGCTATTTACGAGGGCCGCTTTATTAGTCCATACTCGGTCACGGAACGTCTGGCCGTCAGTAGTCCAAGGTCTTGACAGTACCTTTTGAATCATATCGCCAGACATGCCGTGAAGTGACCAGCCAAAGCCTAAACCTTTTTGAAGCTCAAAAGCGGTATGATAATAGCCGTCTCGGTAAATATCTCCTAAAAGGCTCTCAGTCGCTCTTAATTGTCCTCCGTGTAAGGCCTCAGCTTCTTGCCTTAGCTGGAGCTTTAAGCTATCCAGACGAGAAATATGGACTCGTGAGGACGCATTTTCAAGCTGCTTCAGCCATTCACCTGACAAGGCGCTTGCCTCGCCATGCTCAATATAGCTCCTCACTGTCCACTTAAATTCCTCCAGCTCGTCTGAGTTCAGCAAGCGCTTAGCGTCAGCAAGCGAGATTTCATTATTCTTAGCGAAACGGCGATACCACGCATTGATTTTCTTGTCAATCTCCGCAATGGCCATTTCGTATTGTGCCTCAAGATTCTGTACGTACTCGTAGCCAGTATCAAGCATAGACTCCCGGAGGATTCGCATACGATTAGCCCAGTACGTACTGTTTTTCATCTCTTAGCACCTCCAAAAAGCTTAAACTTAATAATAAGCCAGATTTGCCGCCAATAGCTTATAGGCTTATACCCGAGACGCTGCTTTTCGCGGGTCTCACATAGGGTACAAACTTGACGGCCTTCTGGTGTGTATCTGCCGCAGCAGACGCAAATATCATGGCTCGTCAACATTATCAGGGCCTCCTGTCTGCTTGCCAGAAACAAAAGCATTCTTATAAGGGTCGGTCGCTGCTGCGTCCGCAACTTCCTTTTCCTTCTGAGCTTTCAGTCTTTCGAGCTCTTTCTGCGGGTCGTCAATCCAAGGGTGCTGCGCGATAATAGTCTCGTCGGAAATAATACCGGCAGACTTGCCGCAGTTCTCAATGACCTCAGACTCGTTAACCAAAGTATCGCGGTTAAAGATAACCGTAATTTCGGCGTCCTCGAAGTCGCCCTCCCCGATATTAGCGAGGTGCTGTCTGACAAACCACAGAATCTCCTCAAATGCTGCGTGCAGTTCGGTCTCTGTGTCGTTAGTATCAAGGTCAATATCCATATAGAGACTCTGGATATTCATCTGATTAGGCGTACCTTTTAGGCGGTCGTCCTTACCGTCAAAGCTTCTCATATTTTCAATGAGAGCGCTTTTCAGCATTTCAAGGACCACTTTATAATTCTCAGAGTTGACCTCAATCTCAAGCTTATCAACTCCACCTTGTACACCTTCAACCGCGCGGACCTTTACGGCGCCGTAGGTTGCGAGGTTGTGTCTAAACTCGCCGAGGTCTTGCCCGTCGTAGTTCTTTAACACAATAATGGTAGAGTGAATATCCTCCTCCATGTTATTCACGAAGTCGGAGCGGAGCTGATTGATAGCATCCTGCAAGCCGCGCGCACGTCTGATAAGAGGAATCTCGCGAGAGTTATACTTAACCGGAATCAGCGGAATGCGTTCCCAGTTAAACTCTTGCGTCTGTCCCTTCTTTTCAAGAGTGATGTAGCTTGCTTTGGGGGAAAGGTCAGGGTCCGGCAGCAAAACGCCGTTTTCAAAGACGTAGTTATAAACGCCGTCCTCTTTGAAAAGGCTGACCTTTTTGATAATTTCCTTCTTAGAGCCTATGTAGCACTCAACCTCATAGAGACGACAAGCGCACTCAATCTCTGTGTGAGCCGCGTCTTTCCAAAAAGGCAGAATCTCATAACCGGGAAAATGCTTAAACACAAGCTCACCGTGGTCGTTGTAATAGGGGTACAGCCAAATAATGCTACTATTGAACATATCGACCGCAGCACTCTTGAGCATACGCATAAAGCGTCTGTTGAGTACCTTCTTAACCGCGTCAACGTAAGCCGTGTTATCGCTATCAAAGGCGAGAGGCTTGCCCAGCAAGTAGTTTTTCTTTTGGTCTACATGCTTTGCGTACTGATTGTCTACAATACGGTTGTTAGGGAGATACTTAATCTCCTCAAGCTTGCCGTCTTTGCCGATAGCTGTACGCTTACGATGTAAAATGTCGTGGTCGCCGTTATAGTAGCGCTCGCCGTCAAGCATTTCTCTACGCAAGGGGGAGTGCTCCCACTCGGTAAGCTCAGCAGCGAAAAACTGGAGCTCGGTAATAGGTTTGCCGGCCTTGAGCTTCATATCAAATAACATTTGCTCTATTTTTCTCTTAAACAAAGGCATTCTTTCTCACCTCACTTAAAACTGAATTTTGCCGGAGTAAACACCGCACGGACAAAGTATCTTAACTCGTCCATTGAGTGGTCGTCCGTTTTGAGAGGCCTATCGTCTGGGGCTTTTTCGTCCCATCGGTACAGACCAAACTCACGTATGCAGTCGGCGCAGCAGTCGCAGATAAACAAATTACCAGCCCTTAACTGCGTAGCGACGTCACGAATGCCGTCTATAACGCGGTTAGAGGCCGGGTCAACAGCAAATCTATTGTGCCTGCGAATGCACTCAATAAAGCTTGCGGCAGAGGGGTCCACGATAACCTTATAGACAGGTAGGTCTCCGGCCAACTCCTCAAGGGCCGCGTAATGTTCCTCGTCGGTCCTCTGCCGCTGCGCTTTCCTGCTGTCAAAGTAATATTCTTTGATACGGTACCATTTACCGTTAGCCAGACCCCAAAGGCCCATAGACGTCGGGTTAATAGTACCGTAGTCGCAGGAGATGTAATATTTTTCATACGGCCGCGGTATACTCGGGACGACATGAAAAGCAGCATTAAACATGCTGTAAATAAGGCCCTCAGCTACTACCCAGCGACCTCTAATGTATCGCTCATAGAATACGCCGGAGTAAAGGCCTTCGTATCTCGTTTTGATTTCAGGCGACAAGCTTAGGTTGTCGTCCATAGTAAAATGCAAGTAAAGTACATTCTTTTCAACCTTCTTGCAAATCCACTCTTTATAAAACCAATGACCGGGGCTCTCGGGGTTACAGTTAAACCAAAACTTTGACCCCTTGATAGAGCAACGTGCCATTGCTTGCTCCACAAAGGAGCGAGGCATAAGTGCGACCTCATCAAATAAAACACCGGCGAGCGTGATACCTTGAATCAGTGTATAGCTGGATTCATCTCGGCCGCCGAATAAGTAATAAACGTTTGTACGTCCTGCTGCTGTGATAATGAGCTTGTTTTCGGCGCGTCGTTCTACGACCTTGAATATACCCTCAAGCCATGACGGGATATGCACAATAACGTTACGCCTTAGCGCCTCAATCGTACGTCCGCATATAGCAAAGCTCTGACCGTTAAAACAGGTCATGCTCCAAAGTATAAAGCCGAGCGCCATAGAGACTGTTTTACCGGAACGGATAGAGCCATCACATATCAAGCCGTCTTTATCTTTGAATTTCGGGTTATTCCACCACGTCAGAGTCAGCTTTTGTCTCTGGCTGAAGTTCTGGTAAATCATCAAACTCGTCCTCCTTTACGCAGCCGTTAATTGCGTCAAAAAGGTTGTTAGGAGCGGTTGAATCCGGTTTATTAAGCTCATTAGCAGTAAACTTGTCAATCACAATACCCATACTGGTCGCAAGCTGACTCAAAGGAGTTGCCGCAATCTTAGCCGGGTCATTCATAGCAACGAGTAAAGCGTCTATCAAACCGCAGACATCGTTTTTCTTACCTTCCATATACGCGAGAACGCTTTTGGTGTTCTCCTCTTTTTTAAGTTCCACCTTTTCTTTCACTTTTTCATCGCCGTGGACGACTCTGTGAATGGTAGTAGTAGAAACGCCGTATTTCTTAGCAAGGACGGTCATGCTGGACCCGTCAACAAACTCTGCGATTATTTTCTTTTTCTGCTTGTCGCTTAACTTAGCCAAATTCACCACCTCTCTTTTGACATAATAAAAGCGACGCCCGCGCTGGAGGCTACACGGACGCCGCCGAACAACAATTAGCAGAGACTAACTGTAGTCCGCAAAAATAATATAGTAGAGATTCAGGAGTCCTCCATACATCACCCCAAAGCTCTACTATACTATTATAACGCAAAAGTGCTTACTATGTGGGGGCTTCTTTACGTAAAACGCAATAATTCTCCCGCTTTTTCTTGCATAAGCTTTAGTGCCTTATTATTTAAGCGCCGTACCCATCTGTAAGCATAACTCATGTCAATAGCAATTTCCTCCCAGCGCTTATCGCTCAGGTACCTCATCTCCATAAGAGTCTGCAAGGTCATATCATCAAGCAGAGTATGGATAGCTTCGGCAGTTTCACGCTGAGTCTGTTGTAAGAGGTAAATCTCTTGTCGTATCTCAGTCTCAAGGTCAACAGCCTCACAAATGCAATTCTCAAGCTTTTTCGAGGGACCGGTATAAACGACTACCGGCTTGAGCTCTTGCGTTGTGGTATTACAGATATTATGTAGGTGCTCAATTCTGTCTCGCTTTGCCTTGATACGCATTTCGATACGATAGTTACGGCTCAAATATTCTTTTGGGTCTGCTGCTATTTGCTGCAGTTGTTCAGTAGTTAACATCTCGCTACCTCCTTGATTCTTGCTTTTACCGCTTCGAGTAAAGCGTTCTGCTGTTCCTCTTTCGGTAGTAGGTTACAGTCCATAACAAGCGGGTCCCAAGTGTTATTTGCCAAAATGTGATGAATCAAAACTGTCTGCTTTTGTCCGGGACGGTGCAATCGCTTATTTGCCTGTAAATAATATTCCAGATTGTCAGTAGGGCCAAACCAAATAATGATATGCCCTCCGTGCTGCAGGTTAAGACCATGACCAGCACTCGCGGGGTGAGCTAAGAGAATCGGTATCTCTCCGTTATTCCAACGCTCGACCGCATTATCATCTTTCACGGAAACAGCCTCAGGATATTTCTCTAAAATTCTGTCCCTCTCATGCTTATAGCTGTAGAAGACCAAAACCGGTTGACCGTTAGCTTCCTCAATGAGATTGTCAAATATCCTAAACTTGTCCTCGTGAAAGACCTTGACATTTCCTACGTCGTCATACACGGCGCCGCCGGCCATCTGTAATAGCTTAGACCTCAGTACAGCAGCAGTAGCTCCGTCAATATCTCCGTCTGAGAACGGTAAGAGAGTATCACGCTCCAGAGTGTCGTATATCTCTTTCGCCTCGGGAGACAAGTCAAAGTTATGCCTGATATATCTGCGCTCGGGTAAATCCAAATGCTCAGCAGCGTCAAGACTGATACAGAGGTCCTTGATTCTCGCAAAGATTTCCTCCTTCGCGCCTTCCTTGAGTTTCCACGAAAAAATAGTATGCGCGTTACGCTTGTCAGGTACAAAGAACGTATCACGATAGCCCGTCAGCGTTTTGCCGAGAGCTTTACCGCCGTCAAGCAAATATACCTGCGCCCACAAATCGAGTAGGCCCTTCGGTGACGGCGTGCCGGTCAGTCCGACGATACGCTTGATATAAGGTCTAACCTTTTTCAGTTCTCGGAATCTCTGGGCCTTATTCGACTTAAAGCTTGAAAGCTCATCGATAACGACCATATCAAAAGGCCACTTCTTTTTATATAACTCAACAAGCCACGGGACATTCTCTCGATTGATGATATAAATATCCGCGTCTCGCTCAAGTCCTGCAAGTCGCTCTTTCTGACTGCCGAGGACCATACTATATGTAAGGTCTTGCAGGTGGTCCCATTTCTTGATTTCCGCAGGCCACGTATTTTTTGCAGGCTCGAGCGGTGCAATCACAAGGACCTTATTTACGTCAAAATAATCGTGCATGAGTTCCTGTACTGCCGTCAAGGTAGTAGAGGTCTTACCCATACCCATATCGAGAAACACCCCCGCCTCGGGATTGTCAATGATAAATTGCTTAGTAAAAAGTTGATAGTCAAAAGGCTCATATTTCAACCGGCTTCACCCCCAGTCTTTCCAATCTCTCTATAAAGTCCTGTCTGTCGTTAATCAGCCAGACCTCAAAGCCCAACTGCTGCAGGTAGGCCATTACTTTTTTCTGTCTTGCGCTCCGTCCGTCTTTCAGTCCCGGCTTTTTCAATTCTACGAAAACCACGCGACCACCCGGAAAGAGACAAATTCTGTCAGGGACCCCGGGATTTCCCGGACTTACCCACTTATACGCCTTGCCGCCGCACCGAGCGACAAACTTTCTTACTGACTCCTCTAAGTTACTTTCTAACATAAAAACCTCCAAGCAGCAGAATCAGCAGAGCAGCGGTTTTTTCTTATATAATTTATAAAAGTACGTTTTGAGAATTTTTATATACCCTTTATTCTCAAATCATATCTATTCTATTTTTATAGGAAAAAACTGCTGATTCTGCTGAAATAGCCTCCAAAGCCTTGCAAACAAAGGCTTTTTTGAGCAGCAGCAAACTGCTGATTGCTGCTGATTCTGCTGACAGCTTTATTGCTAAGAACAGCAGCAGCTAAACTTACCTGCTGCTGTTCCCGCTGCTACACTTCACGACGTACAAAGCAACGCTGACGGCCATAAAGCTTGCCGCAATGGGCCGCGCTGCATGCCTCCCAGCCTTGTACGCGTCGGAGCATATTATTGATTTCTCGGGCCTGTAACGGGGAGAAAGATTTCGGGTCGCCGTGAAAGAGTTCTTGCCATATCTCAATGGCGCAGACCTTCATACGTTTTTCGGTGCCCGTGTCTTTTTCACCAAAGCCACCGCTCAAGAACATCATACGGCTTTCGAGGTCTCGCTCGTCCCAGTCAGCGGGGAGCAGAGTCTCAAGAAAGTTTTCAACGAGTCCTTGCTTACCGTTCATCTCGGTATGCTTCTCTTGCATTTCGCGAGCCATTGCCTCAACCTCATCTGTCAAGTACCATTGCTCACCAGCATAAAAGCGAGTGACTGTCTCAGCCCAAATCTGGTCCACGATTTCAGGAGTCAGAGCGTCACCGTTTGCCTTGCCTGCATTCGTGACCGTAACAGGCCAGAAACGGCGGCCGCCGGTGGAATCTCTTAAAAACTCGTCGTCATTCGTGGTACCGAAAAATGCGCACTGTCTCGGGTGCTCTTGTGTACGGCGAGCGTATGCCGCACGGTAGCTGTCCGTCTGTTTAGAGACAAACTGCTTAATCTGTTCAAGGTCAGCCTTCTTGGTCGCAGCCATTTCTCCCATCTCAATTATCCAATAGCCTTGAAGCTGCTCGTAAGCGTCTTTGCCGGTCATTGTATAAAGAGAATCAGAAAACCAGTTTTTGCCGAGCTTCGCGAGAGTAGTGGACTTTCTACAACCTTGAGGGCCTACAAGCACGAGCACGTGGTCATGCTTACAACCGGGGGTCATAATACGAGCGACCGCACCAATCAAAGCCTTGCGGGTTACTTCTCTCGTATAAACCGTATCGGCAGCGCCGAGATAGTCAATAAAGAGAGTATCAGCACGCTTTACGCCGTCCCACTCAAGCCCTTGCAGATATTCTCTGACAGGGTGCCTCATGTGTTCCAGCATAGCAAGCTCAACGGCGTCGCGGATTTTAATTGCGCTCTCGATTTTATAAAACTTTTCGAGGTGCAATCTCAGACCTGCGTCGTCCGCGTCGCTCCAGCAGTCAGACTGTCTCTTGTCTAAATCCTGCCAAGGCAAATTGCCGCAGACAATAGGTCTCTCTCTAAAAGCGTCATAGAAATAACTGCCCTTGATATTGGGGTCATTTCTCATAATGATAAGAGCGTTCTCAATAGTCGGCTCAATACCGCCTTTAAGAGATACGGTCAAGGTCTTTACCCAGTCGGCAGAATCTACGTCGCCGTCCTCGTCGAGAGCGTTGACGATAGCTGCGAGCTTATGTAAGTTCAAGTCCTCAACAACTGACTTATCCTCAATCGCAAGCTCAGACATAGCGATAAACGACGGGAGCCTGTTGACCGGTGTACCCGGTGAAACATCGTCGTCACGGTCGCCAAACATGTGTAAGCGAACGAGGTCAAAGGAGTTACAAAGCTTTCCGCTGATGGGGTCCGTACCGTGATGGGAATACGCGAATTTGCCGCTCTCGTAAATAACTAAGCCGCCCGAAGTAGAGCCTCCGGAATATGTGTAGCGCCCATTTTCGCACTTGGTATAGGTAGCAGGTAAAAACTGCTCAATCGCTTCCTCAATAGGATAGACGCGGCAGAATGCGCCAACAATACCGGGTTTCTCGTAAGGGTCGCCTTGCTTCTTTACGAGGCGGGTCATGATGTCAGTCTTACGGCTTGATACAGGCCACTCGGTCGGGTCTCTCCAATCCGTATAACGAGCAAGCTGCTCGTCAACGTCTAAGAAAGGAGCGTCAATGGACTCGAATCTAAACGGGGCGTCATAGGACGCGCTCGGCCAGTACATAAGTCTATGAGGCTCAAAGGTGGTATCGTCGCACATGTCAATGCCGATGTCACCGGCAATGCGGCGAGCGACCGCTGCGTACTCATCAGGCGAAACAGCTCTTGAAAGCGGAATCACAAGGCGGAGACGCTGGTCTCTGGTCGTGTG